TGCATCACCTCGTAATTAGGTGGCTTGATAGGAGTACCACCTGAGTTTTCCCCACTGGGTGCTACTGAACCACCCCCAGTAACTAACGCATTACCCGTGGGGTTCCCTGCTGGCACACCACTACGTTGTTGCATAATTAAAGCATTTAATGAATTTCGATTATCGAGGGCGCGTTGATTCTCAGCGGTCTTCATGCGAGAGTCGATGATCCCCTGCCGCTGTTGCAGAATACTCATCACATCCTGACTGGGTGGAGTAGGGTCGATGTTTAGTAAGTTAGCGTCGATTGGCATTGTTAATTACCCCTTACCCATGGACATACCTTGCCCAAATGATTTAATAGCGTCTGCTTGGGCACCTGCCATGTTCTTGTAACCAGACGCACGAGCATTACCGATTCCCGCATAACTCTCAGCATTCAACTGACCACGCATTCCCGCATCGGATGCTAGAACGTTAGCCGCGTTTCGCCCACCACCTATCATGAACGATAATGGGTCTAGTTGGTTAGTACGGTTGGTCTGGTATCTGTTAAACGCATTCTGGTATTCTTGAGACGCCATGTTCTGACCATACTCTTGACCCGCACGAAGCGCGTTGCCACCCAGTGACCCACCGTGCATAGCTGCCTTGCGATCCAGTTCCTTAAGTCCCTCTTTCAATCGAAACTGATAACCCGGATCAGCTTGGAAGTCACTAGCTCCAAAGTCGCGGGCGTACTTACCAAAGTCAGGAGCATTAGGGTCTTTGCCTAAACCCATGTAGTCCATGAGTCGGTTTTGACTGGTTGTACCAGCATCAAGATATGGACTCTGTAGAGCCTTCTGGTCTTCGTATGCCTTCTCATGCTCAGCGATACCCTGCTTACCAGCTTTCTTCTGAGCTTTCATGCCCTGCTGGGCACCGTATGTCTTAACTGCCCCTGCTACTACAGCGGCGCCTGCTGCCCAGAATGTCATTGCAGATTCTCCAATTCGATTGGGTTTACTTGATTACCTACAGTGTACATGCTATTGGGTTCTTCTTCGACTAGCTCATCCTCAGCAGCTTCTACCGTGTCACTATCCACTCGATGTATCGTGATGCACAGGGTATCGGTTAAAGCTAGAACGGCTCGCTTAGTACCAGGCTTACTACAGAACAGATACGGACCAGTTACTTCGATAGCGCCATCGTCTGTGGTGATAGCCACTGTACCGCTCACGATCATATAAAAGTGCTCTTTCTTATGCACCTTACCCACGACCAGTACACCAGCATGACGGAACACCTGACGACAGTACATGCCACCGTGGAATATGTGGTCAGTCATTGGCTCATACTGCGGCATTTGAGATACCGCCTTCTGAAGGTCTGCTACTCGGTCAACTAAAGGAAGCATGTGTATTTACCGCTTTTTGCCTTTTGCTGCAGGCGGATTTTTTGGTTTTGACTTGTTTGGCATTTTTATAGCTCCGATTATTAGGTTATTGTATTGGTAATGCGTGTTAACCTACAATATACGAAAATGTTGCTGCAAAACGCTTTCCGGTCAAGTTCGCATTAGTGAGGGCGGAGCCTGAGCTGGCCAGCAATATATTAACGCCGGTGGTTGTTCCGTTCAAAACTAGTGCAGCGCCGTAATCTGTATAACCAACCGCAGCATTTATTGAAGCGCCTGACTTACCGGATATTGGTAAGTTGATTTTAGCATTCGAGCCACTAGCTGTAACAGGGAATGTGATGTCGAACGTCACAGTTACCACATCACCCTCAACCGAGTATCTAGCCACTGTATTTTGTGTGAATGATAGCGCTGCGCCGGACCCGTCTGTCACAGTAAATGTTGTTGATATCCCGGAAACCAATGTCCCGGACACATCGCCTAATGGAGAATTAAATGAAGCGTTAGAGCCGGTCAATAAAATGCTTCCGTTAGTGTTTGTTGCATCTATATCGAACATTTGAGCCCTAGAGCCACTAGTCATTGTTGGGAATTCGACCACCATCGCGTCTGTATTTCTGAACCTGTACGCTGCCGCTCCTACTGCTGCCCAATGCCCGCATTTCGAATAATTCCCGTGACGTGCCGTGGTATTTGCTGTTACATCCGCCGCCGTATTTTGCTCAAAATAGATAGAATCTAAAATTGTGCTAATACCTCCATCATCAACGCCCAGTGTGAAACCTTGGATGTAACCTCCATCAACTCTCACTCCTAGATTTGAGCCGCTTCCATACTGAATAGTGATCCCAGAGCCGGTACCTGTTCCACCAGCCCCCACAGAGTTATCAAAATTAGGAGTCGAAATTACCATACCGCTATTATTAGCTAACAAAACAACTGGGTTGTCAACATTGAACGCAGTAGGATTCACTACTGGGAGACCAAAGCAACCATCCCTACCGATGAAACCTGTGTCGCAATCTGTGAAATATGGGTTAAAAACCCCAGCATCTAATCGGCAGTTTGTCATATCCATTGCCACCACCCCAGTTTTACCGTTTCCGCTGAAACGAGGGTCGAAAAACTTTGCACCATAAGCGTGAGTTGTCGACTTTAGTAGCGTTAATCCATTTGATGCCGCCTTTAATAGCGCGCCTTTTGAGAAATGAAGCGCAACATTGTCAGGCGCTATTAACGACGCATTTATCAGGTAATCACCAGCAGGGAAAAAAACATCCGACGCCCCCGAGTCTATAGCGTTCTGAATTTGTGTCGCTGCATTAGTTGCCCCACTATTATCTGCATTGAAGTCGGCGACCACGCTAACGAACTGCTCTCGTAATTTCTCCTGAACTGTTGACGCTGCCGAACCCGGCAATGTTTGGATAAATCCAACTAAGCTAGATCCTGAGCTTGCTGACAATGCCGCCACATTACTGAGAGAACCACCATACACATTATCCTCAGTGCGTACAGTAGACCCGCCACTTGTTTTCAGAACGAACTTATAGATAACCCCATCGGTCAACCATATCTGATACGGAACCCTTCCCGCTGAGTCCAGTACGATGGGGTTACTGTTCGATGAGCCACCGCTGCCTGCACTGGTCTGATACGTTACTAATGGTGTAGTGGTGCCAGCTGTGTAGGTGTACAGCAGACCACCCGCCAAAGGTGCCCCATTGTCGTCTGAGAACTGAGCGCCTGCACCTGCAAGCATTGACAAACTAACAGTCATTAGGTGAACTCCCGAGCTGATATGCGGATATTAAGTGAAGTGGCTGCACTCGCAAGGGTGGAGATATAATCACCGTTCATTAGGTACTGACCCCACAACTCGGGGAACGTGTAGGTGGCACCAGCAGCAATACTCTTGGTCTTAATCACGAGGTTCTGGTTGCCTGGGGTATCGCCTGATGTCACAAGGTTAATGCTGATAGTTACAGCACCACCACTATAATTAGTCACTTCGATTGCGCCGATCTCAGCCGTCACATTGGTGGCGGTATACTGAGTAAATTGTGTATTTTCCACGATCTTCGCTGGAACTATTACTTTGAGAGTAGCCATAGCAGCCCCTTAATTAGATTGGGTTATCACCCAGTTAGTACCGTCTGATACGAGTGTCGCCCACTTACCTACAGTGGCAGCAAGTATTGCGGTACCGGCGGCTGCACCCGTCATTGGCACCACATCACTCGACGCAGACACTAGCAACTGAACTTGATAATTCTGAAATGATAACACACGGCCTGAAATACTGCTTGCGCTAGGTAGCGTTACTGTGCAAGTAGAACCTGCTTTATTATTAATTAACCACTGATCCGTAGACGCTACTGTAAAGTCAGCAGTCTTTGTTACTGGTGCCGTTGACGCTGGGGCATACGATGTGGGGATGCTGGCCGACGTTGCGTAGAGCGATGCCCATAATCCGCCAATGTTAGGAATAGGACGGTTATCATCCTCAGCCACCACCTGTCGGACCAGATGGCGACTATCATCTTCAGGGATGGTTTGTCGAGGGAGTGGTGTACTAAGAACATCGGGAATAGATGTGGTATTTGTACTACCACCTGACACATCAAACAGATGCAGAAAGAATCTATACCACTCCCGTGAGATTACACCTGTTCGCTCGTCGGTAAGCGGGACACGAGGCGGTACGATCTGAGTAGGATTAGCCACTGGTATTACTCATTAACAGCTCAGCGCCATTGATTGAGATTTTCACAGGGTCAGTACCAGATACCTCATAAATCCGGTCCCGTAGTTTGGTTGTCATGCCGAGCCTTCGCCAGATTACCCGAGTGCCGTAGTTACCTAACGCGCCCATGGATCGCCAGTGCTCGTTAGACCAGGTATGTCCGCCATCATCCGACCACCGAAGCACCACTTGAGGGTCACTGCCCTGACCACTATTAAGACCCACCCCAGCTTCACAGTCGAGTTGTAACGCATGGTGCGCTGTTCGCTTTAGAGTGTTAGCACCCGTAGGTAATGCCCTCCAAGAACGCATCCATTTTTGAGGAGAACCATTGTCAGCGAACACATTGAGATCGAATGCGTAAAGGTTACCATTCTCGAAGTCACCGATGATCGTTTCACCGTTAAACGCTACCTGACAATTACCACGATGACGAGTGAAGGCACCAACACTGAACCCTGCGCGCTCATGCCATAGCTGGGTAGACGCATCGTAAACCCATGTAGTATCAGCACTAGGGAACGTCAGCACATAGAACGCATGACCGTCCTGCTGGTAGGAGTACGCAACAGCGTCTGAGATGTCAGTGTACTGCTGAATTTGCCATTCTACTGCATGAGTCGATATGCGAGTGCCGGTGTATCCGTTAGCGCGGTAAACAATACCCTTACCACGAGCATCCGCACCTAACCAGAATATGCTGTTATCCATCTTAGCCACTGAGAATGTCGCAGCACAGCCGATCTCATTAAAAGCACCCTGAATGCGATCCAGTGGTGCATTTGCTGAGCCTGTGTTGTACCAGACCTCGCCGGAATTAGTATTGAGGAACCACACCTCACGATGATCTATCATCATGGCCACAATGTTGTCAGGTGCGCCGTTAACCAGGGAATAGTCCAGACCGTTTATGTCAGTGCCATCGAGTATTGCAGTTACCCATACGGTTTGACTATTTGGCTCGGTGAACACGAATAACTCGTCGAGGTATCCTACTTGAACAGCGCCAGGAAAGTCAGGATCGTTGATCTGAACGAATGTCAGCGTGACATTATTGTAAATGTAACTGGGACCATTTGCCGCGACGAATAGCTGAACCCCGTTGTCGGCCATAGACACTGGACCAACCCCAGCGACAGTACCGAGAAGTGTTGAGGTGTAATTAGCTGTCACAGAATAAAGCGAGTTACTAGAAACAACGTAACAAAGTCCACCATAAGACCACATACCTCGAACTGGACCGCTACCAATGGTAGCAAGCAGTCGTAGACCGGGGGCGCGGTTAAGGAAAGCAGCTTCTTTACCACCCTCTGCAAGCATCTCAGGAAATAGGTTCACCATCCTGTTGCTGTCAGCATTACTGCTTCGTGCGACGTAACTCGAACCCAAAATAGGCGTCTTCATTAGAAGTTGCCAGCGAAGATGTTAAACCGCTGACGACGACCTGTCAGTGAGTAAGGCATTGCCATCAGGCCACCCGGATCGTTGATCCGTTTAAGGTCACGCTTACTTGTCATGGCAATACGCGACACTTGCCGTGAAGGTTCTACGCCGAACTCAGGTGCGATCTCACAGGCAAGGTTGTAAGCGAACGCTCGCATGTAACCTGGGGGGAATGATAATGTAGTAGCGAGGGTCGCTGGTTGATCAAGTGCCTCAGCACTGACGAAATGGAACTCCAGAGCCTTGGTGGGTACTGGGTAAATGGTTATCTCGACGTCGGGGTTACTTTGATTAACCCACATTACTTGAGGATAGGTACTGGTCACAGTCTTAACGGCAATGCCATTGTACTGTTGCTGGTTTATCGCACGAATGCCGTAAGACACTCCCGTAGAAGTATCCTTGAAGTACGTACTATCGTCCAGAAGAGTAGGACGGAATCCTACTAGATCGCCAGAAGGACCGAGAGTCCTGCTGCTAGTATTAGCAGGCCATGTGAAAATCTGGTCGTGAGCATTGTAAACAGCTAGGCGCTCAGTGCTCCACGAATCGAGCATCTGGTTAAGTGCCACTAAAGCATCGGTCGACATTTCCGAAGAGGGTGTTTCACCTTCAGCTAGTACGCCCAGCAGTCGAAGTGCTCGGTTGATCTGGTCGCCAGCAGTAGCCATTTAATACAATCCAGCCGATTAAAAAACCCCGCCGAAGCGGGGAACCAACTAACCCCGAGGAGGGTATTAAGCTAGACGCTGAAGCGTCCAAGTAGTTGCACCAGTCTTGTAAGCACGGAACCGACCAGTAGTACCGGCAGTAGCGGCTATTGTAGCAAGACCTGTAACAGTCCAGCCAGTACCGGCTGTCATCGTGATCACACCCGTAGAGCTACCGTCGATATTACACACTGAAACGTCAAAGAATGATCCCACTTTGCAGTTAACGACAGTGGCTTCAGTAAGCGCAACAGTAGGCAATGTGTAAGCCGACGCAGTAGTACCGGGTGAACCGTTGATGATACCTGTTAACAACTGGGCAATCGTTAGAGTAGCACCAGTGGTAGCAGTGGCAGGGGTAGGTTGAGTACCTAGAATTACTTCGCTGAGGTTGCCATCACCTAACTGACGACCACCACCGATTGAGGGAAGAGCCATAAATAATACCTTTTCGAATGATTTAAGAAGTAGGGGCTTGCACCCCTATCTGCAAATTAACCCCAGAGACGAACCGCCATCTCAGGACGAATTACGGAATAACCGTAGAGCACGTCCACACGGGTCGGCATACGGTCATTGTTAATATCGTACTGAGTTACCAGACGCAAGCTGATACCATTATGCACTTGACGAGATGCCATGTGAACGCCGGTAGGCATTAGCAAGTCGGCAGTGGCAAAGGTGATCGCATCTTTGTGATAAATCATGTTCTGAGGGTACGCGGTAGCGGCAGTTCCCAGCATGGTTACAACAGCAGTAGCAGCAGGTAGCGCGTCCACAGTAGCGAGTGCTTCAGTAGCAGCGTACATAGGAGGACTGAACGTCAGTGTGGCAGTAGACGAGCCAGTAACGTCGGCAGTCACTACGAACTGTTGGAGCGAGCCAGTAGTCAGACGAGTCTGAGGGTTTACTGAGTACACACTTGCCACAGTGAACACATCACCTATTTTCCAAGTCTTACTAGAACCGGTGAAGCTGATCGCCAGAGTGTTTACGCCCTGAGTGGTCACAGTGCTGGTTGATGTGATAGTGGTTCCCCAGCTACCAGTGGTATGCGAACCGATAGACTGAGACATATTGATCTCGTCGTAGCCCAGCACACCAGT